CCCACTATTAGTTACCCGAATAAACTGTATTTTAGGATTAGATGTGATTGACTTCTCTGTTTGACGTAGCCAATTACCATAATATGTTGCAGGTTCTGCTGATTTTTTGTAGTTTTTTGTATCTGCATATATGTTATTAAAGCGTTTTCCACCATTTAATCCCATATAATCAAATCCTAAAATATAGATTTTTTTGTGATTGTCTTCGGTTGCTTTGAATAAAGCAGTAGGTCCACTGCTCCAACCAAGGCTAGGTTGAAAGTAATTTAGGTTTGTGTAGTCTTTATAGCCGTTATTGTAGTTGGTCCATACTACATGATTATGATGGTATCCATCTGCAACTATTTCGTGGACCATTTTAGGGTCAACAGCAATTAACACATCTGGTTCAAAGTGTCGATACACGGCATTACATGCGTAGATAGTTCCTTTTCCACGCAGTGTTTCTAAATCTAAATGCTGTCTTGAGGTACCATTACCCAATACGAATGCTGTGTTCATATGGGTATTTAAAAGGTTTTATTAAAGTGCTTGTTCTTCTTGAGCAGGTTGGCCGTACATCATCTGAATGAACTCTAATTCCTTAGCCTGTTCAACTTCTCTTGCTTCTGATGTGCGTCTAATTTGATTTAGTTGTTCAAGAGTTAATCTAGTTTTTCTAGTGTCGGTTGGTTTGATCACAGAAATATCTCTTTGAGCATTGTAACGTTTATCGTCCTCAAAGTCTTGACCATTTTTATCAAAATAAAAGAATTCTTTTAACAACATAAACTTATTTACCTTAAACTGTTTCGCCGCCCGGCTCTGCTCCACCTGTGTCTGGTGTGCTTACGTCTACTTCTGGTTCTGGTGCACCTTCTCCTGGTTCTGTAGTACCAAGATCATCTAGGTCACTTTGTATTCCACTAGGTGTAACACCTGCTCCACGCATTTCTGTGCCGGCACTTATATTATTAATGTTTTCGTTTGTGTTTTCTTCACGCCATAGGCTTTCGTTTTCTGCCATTTCTTCTTGGCTTAGACCTAAGAAACGCTTCATAGCAAAACGTTTACTCATGTAAGGTACTTCTTGTAATGATGCAAATGTGTTTACACGAGCATTATCCATTTCACTTTGTCTATATGCCGCAAAGTTTTGTGGTGGATTCATATGCAGGTCAAACAAATTGTTGTCAATGTTTACACCTTTGGCATTCATATACATCTTAAATTCTCTATCAAAGATGTATGCAATTAAATTTTGCAGTCTAACACAGTATTTGTTAAATCTTAACTCTTGAATATAAGCAGTGCCTACCCTACCATCGTTATACTGTGCGGCAGAATCGTCTGCACCAGTAGGTAAGTAAGAACTTGGAATACGTAAACCGCGGAATAACTTGTTGGTAAAGTATTTGAGGTCATCAATTTCACCCAAGTTAGTACCGCCAGGTAGTGTTTCTACCTTAGAACCACGTCCTTCTGCTGTTTGCGGGAAGAAGTAGTCCTCATTAATTGATAGTGGATTAAAACTAGCGTCAATAACGTTAGTACCACCGCCTGTTGCTGAAGGAATTCTGCGTTGATGAATCTCGTTTTTGATTCTTTCAACAAATCCCATAGCAAGGTGAGTAGGCATATTACCTACGTCGATGTAAAATACTCGTCTTTCCGGTGCACGTTGCACACGGTAGATAATAATTGCATCTTCAAGTAATTCTTTCTGCTTATAAACCTTGAAAACACTTTCTAATAAACTGTTACCAAACGGAAAGTTTCTATCTAGTCCTTCACTTAGTGAAAGATGAACAACGTGTTCTGCTTCAATAGCGGCTTGATTTTGTTGTTTTTCAAATCTAGTACCAACCTGTTGTGGTGTAGTACCAACAAAACCTCTTCCCATAGCACCGCCGGTTGTTGTGTAGTCAACTTGTCCTGTGCTTGCGTTTGGATTCTTTTGTGAAACTGTTAAATTTTGAAAGTTAACATTAATGTCACTAATAACATACTGCTCAGGTTGTTTGCCTTCGCTTTCATTTACAATTACCTTGTTAACTTTTGCCGGATCAATGTGAAATAGTTTAAATGTTTCAGGATCTCTAATAAAAAATGCATCTCCGTATTTGAAAACGTTACGCATGATTCTAAAAATACGTCTATCAAACTGATTTAAATCACACCACTGTTGCAAATAACTTTTTAGAATTTTTGTTTCTGATCCTGTTGCTTGTTGCTTAAAGAAAAGTTGGAAAGGTGTTTTGTTTTCTGTATTTTCTTGTGTGCAAAATTCTGCTAGAATATCAAGTGCGGCATTTACTTCTGAATCAGTATCCATTGTTTCGTATTGACCATAACGTTCAATACGATTTGGATGCCCTGAATAAACATCTGGAAGGAAACTGGAATAGTTGGTTCTTGCAGGTCCAGCCTGCCCTACCCCAGAGATTGGACTAGTTTGTCCTGAATTATCTACCGGTTTGTATTCTTGAAAATATTTTTTCCAACTCATTTATTTTTCCTATGCCGTTCCATAATGTTCAACTGCACTAATTAATTGTCTAGTCAAACCTTTTTGATCTTCTGTCTTCCTTGCAAGCATATTTAATGCTTCTAATAATTTTACACTCGTTTCGCGGTTGCTGTCAACTATTTTATTTGCCATTCCTTCAATACCACCTGATCCTGTGCGTAATAATTCGTTAATTGCTCTGCTTTCTGCTTGGGTATGCACAGTTTCACCAGGTCTTAAGCGAGCAAAAGTGCCTCTTGGTTCAATTATACGTCCTGTCATTCCGTATGAACCTGCGTGTCTTAATTCTGGATAGGCTTGGAGAAGGTTTTCAATACCTTGAGGAGTTCCTAACATGTAGTCTGTATTCATTCCACTACGAGCCGCCATAAAGTCACCGTATTTTCTAGCATCGGCTTCAAATTGATTGAAGTTAGAATATTCAGGAAGTCCTGATTCTCTTCTCATTGCATTTAATTCTGACAAGTCTACTCGATTGTATCGTAAACCTCCTCCAACAGTCCAATTGCCACCAGCGGCTGTAAATGTAGGACCAAACTCTCTGTCAATAAAATCATTAAGTTTAGATCTTAAATTTTGTCCTTTTTCGGTTTGATCGCTGTATTCTCTTGATGTTGCATTTTGCATGTCGGTTAGCAGTTGTCTGGCCGCGCCCCTTGTAGGACTAAATGTGTTATCATCGTCTATTATTTCTTGTAATCCTGCTCTATCGAGTGTTCCTTCATTTATTCGTGCTTGAAGTTTTTCTTTTTCCCTTGCCTCCATCTCATCATTTGAAATAAAGTAACCTAACCATGTATCGTTAAGTCTAAGCATAATTTCGTGGAATCCTGTTGCAAGTGCGTCAAATATTTTATCTAAATTCTTTTGTCTACCCTCTTCTGTGGCAAAGTCTCCAATAAATTCAGCAATAGCAGGACCTGCGTTTCTTACACCTTGAGTAAACGTTTGTAAAGCATTTTGAAAACGAACATCATAGAGCAAATCTTCAATGAGTATACCAAATGCATCTCTCAATTCTTGTATTGTTATTTCAAGTTGTGCAAACAAACTGTTTAGTGGCGATCTTTTTCCAAGTCTTGATTCGATATCAGATATGCTTCCTGCAAACATATTGATACCACCAATCAATGCTCCGCCTGCGCCGCCAAATTGATCACCATACATATCAAGCACAGCAAAATATTTAGAGTTAGCATCAGCAAATCCTCTGTTTGCGTTTGCAAACTGATTCATTTGACCGTACATCATGGTGTTAAATTGTTCTAAAGTACCCGAAAAGCCAAGAGCAGAACTGTTTAGTCCTCTTAACAAGCCGCCAAAATCTCTGTTTAGAGATAGCATGTTTGCCGCACCTTCTGTTACAGGAGCAACACCCATAATTGCGGCCATTGCGGCTTCTCTACCAGCATCACCAAATCCTGCTTGAACAGTGTTTAGGATTGCTCTCATTCTGTTTTGTGTTTCGCCGTCCATTTTAGAAATAAAGTTTTCAAATGCACGATTCATGTTTGCTTTGTCAACACCTTCTTGTAGTTGATCTGCCTGAATACCTGTTAGTTCAGAAAGTCTACGTAAACCTTTTGCATAATCATCACTCATGTCGATGATCTGTTGTTGTGTAATAGTTCCTCGTTGTAAGGCCAGTGCATTTTGAGAAAAGAACTTCATGAAGTTTTCATTTTGTTCTTCAAAACTCATACCAAAGGCAAGCAGTATGTCTTTGTTTTGTGCAAAGGCTTCTGAAGCCGCATCAATTGCAAGTGTAGCACCTCGTGTGCCTGTACCTAAACGTGCAAGAGATTCACTGTTGCTTGCAAGATTACCTGCAACATCGCTTAGACTAACACCAAATCTTGCTCCCAACCGAGTCATGCTTTCTAATCTATCACCAAATGCGATACCACTAGTTGTTAACTGTTGAAATGTGGTATAGTTCTTGTGTAACATATCTGTTACTGCATGGACTGCACTGCCTAGATCGCCTAAAACACCAGGTAGATTGGATAGAGATTTTGTAAAGTCTGTTATTTTTGGTTGTGCTTGCACAAACCCTGTTGTAAGATTAACTGCACTTGCACCCACGCTTACCATTTTAGTAAGAGCAAAAGTTGCTAAACCTAGGCCTTTTCCAAAAGCACCAACAGCAATATTAGCAATATTAATTGTTTTGCCTAGTTTGGTGGCATTGCTTACAAGACCTCCAACACCGCCACCACCACCGCCGCCACCGGTTCCTCCGGTTGTCATGGTGCCGTTTAGTTGACGTATTTCTGCTAGGATTTTTTCCATCACGGCTTGATCGGCCGCGTTATCCAATCTTACTTCTGCATCACCTATTTGTCCAGTTACTGCCATGATCTAAAAATCCCCATTATATACGTATATAAATACTTTTGCTAAATTGTAGCATAACGTTATTTATAGAGGATAGCAACCATGGAAAATCAAAGCGTTTTAAGCAAGTATAAACGTCAACCAAAAATTTACTTGACACTGCCCAGCGGCGGCAAATTTTACGACCAAAATCCTACCGAAAAGTCCGGATCAGGCGAATTACCAATTTATTCAATGACTGCTAGAGATGAACTAGCAATTAAAACACCAGACGCACTAATGAGTGGCGAAGCAACCGTATCTGTAATTAAATCTTGCTGTCCTTTAATTGAAGATCCATGGAAAATGCCCGCACTTGATCTAGATGCTGTGCTAATTGCTATTCGTATAGCAACCTATGGCGAAACTCTTGAATTAGAAGTACCTATTCGATACATGGAAGGCGAAGAAATGAAATTTGTTTCTGAAACTACCCAAATTGATCTTAGACAAATCCTAGACAATATGCAAGGTAAAGAATGGCTGACAGACTTTGAGTATGGTGATTTAAAATTTACTTTACGTCCTCTAAACTACAAAGAAACAACAGAGTTTTTTATGGCTACATTTGAGAATCAAAGACTTGCATCGATGATGCAGGATACAAAAGTCGATGATGCTCAAAAAATGAAAGCCTTTAAAGAAGGATTTAAAAAACTAAGTCAAATGACCATGGACATGGTTTGCAAGCATGTTGTTTCAATTGAAACACCTGATGGTAAAGAAACAAATCCTATGGCTATTAAAGATTTTTTCAATAGCACCGACAAAGACACATTTGTTGCTGTACAAGATAGAATTGAACAAATCAAAAAAATGTGGACTCCCCCTCCAACCAAGTTCCAAGTTCCACAAGAATACGTTGATAAAGGATCAGAAGCAATCATTGAAGTTCCAATGGTGTTTGATAATTCAAGTTTTTTCGTATCAAAGTAGTCACGCTCTCGATTTCTGAAATCGATGACTACGTTAAGGAACTAGAGCAAGAATCCAAAAAACTAGTAGAAGAATTAGTAAGGATGTGTTGGTACATGCGTGGCGGATTGCAACTGCCTGATGCTTACGATGTTACATTTGAGGAACGCAAAGCAATAAGTGAAATGGTCAAAGATAATATGAACACCACCAAAGAAAGCCAATTGCCTTTCTTTTAATTATTTGTTTATATATTTGAAAAGTTGTTTTAGTCTAGCACGACCTTGCTGATCCATTAAAGCACCATTAACTGCCGAAATCAAAGGCTTAACTGCTTCAAGTTCGTTTTTGTTACTAAGTGCATTACCATTCATCAGTTTTTGAATTGCTCTTACAGCCATTGCAGGATTTTCTAATCCTAATTCTGATTTCATAGCATTTAGGCCACCGCGTGTTAGTGTAGGATCATCCTTGTCTTTATCTTTACCGGATCCGTCGATGCCTGCTTGTTTTTCATAGTCATCTGCTTTGCCTTTAAAAAAGTCTCCAACCGCTTTTACTCCTCTTCCAGGAAGCACTTGGCCTTTCATCCCACGTCTAAAATTGCTAATAAACGCACCTGTCATATTTGTGGGTTGTTTTTCCGGACCTGTTCCATTATCTTTAGCATCACTAGCGGCAATTTTAACCAATTGGTCTAGTTTACTCATTGTTAATCCACTTTCAACTATGTCGCTTAGTTTAATTTGATTTTCTGCTAATATCATTAAGAATTGATTAAACAAAACATTTTCCATCGGTTTGCCAGCATCTAGAGATTTTTGTGCCGCCATTGTAAAAGCATTATCTAGTCCTTGGCTGAATCTTTTTAGTATAGACTTTGCAGTTGCTTTGTCGTTTGGAGATTTGCCTTTATCAGCAACCACATGTACCAGTTCTTTTGCAAGATTTATTTTTGATTGTTTGTCTTTTGCATTTTTAATAGCATTGGTAAAATTTTGAAAATACGTGTTTAAATCACTAACTTTTTTTCCAGTATCCTTAAACTTGCTAGTGGTAGGATTAGGATTTTTGTTTGGCTCTTGATTGCTTGGAGTGTCGTCTAGACTACCACCCGGAGTAGTAAATCCTCTTCCCATAGGTTCTAGTTCACGTTCTACACCTGGACTTTTAATACCCATCTGCCCAAGATACTGCTGAAACATGTCAGTTGTAGCATCGCCTTTTTTGACGTTATTGTCTTTTAACCACTGCAAAAACCCTTTTTTAAGTTTATTAGCAAGACTGCCAGGCATTGTAAGTTCATCAAGTTGTGTAAATTCGTTAATTTTCATATCAATCTCCAAATGTATTTATAATTACTTGTGTTTAAGATATCAAAAACCAAATAGCGTAGTTTAATACCACTAAGTACTTACCTAAATAATCACACTATGATTACGAAATATGTAGTATATGAGGATGGCGTTGAACTAACCACAGCCAATTCACAGGAAGAAGCCAATACGTGTATAGAGTGTATGCGTATACAAAATCCTCATAAAGAATATGAGATAAAGGAAATTCAAGTTAGTGCTGTTAAACCTGGATTCGGAAGAGATCCTGATTTACATTGATGATCCTTGTGACGATGTAACTCATTGGATTGGTAAACTCTAAGAAGTGAACTACGTTCACTTGTGTTTTTCGCTATCGCTCAAACACCACTTTCTTTTTTATTATATAGAAGTAATAATTGCGAAGCAAT